ATCGGCGAAGTTCTTTTTGTCGGCCAAGCGCCGCACGACCCCGCGCGCGATCTTGGTCATGGCCGACTGGCGAAGCGCCTTTGCCTGCGGCGAGTTGAGCGGCAAGCCCTGAAGCGCGGCGATGTTGTCAATCTCCGTGTTGACCGTGTGCACCGCCTGCCTGTACTCCGACGACTCGCCGTTGAGGTCGTAGATCTGCACGGCGTTGTCCACGTACATGTTGGCCCGGGCGGAGCTCGCCTCAATGTTGTACTCGCGCACCTTGCGGTTGCGGTGGTCGGCCATGGCGCCCTTCCACTGCAACAGGTTCCGCTGGGCAAGCTGCGTGAACATCGTGCGCTGCATGTCGTTGTCGAGGCCGTCGCGGATCTTGGTCGCCTCGTTGTCGAGCGCGTCGGCGGCAGGCATGAAGGCGTTCTCGGCAAGCTTGCCTTCCGTGGTCAGGTAGCCGTTCTGACCCCTGAGGATGTTCATCGCGGCAGAGCCGAGCTGGACTTCGGCCTCTTTGATGCGGGCCTCGTTCATCTCGTCTTCGATGATCTGCCCGATGCGCCACGTCACGTTGCCGAGGCGCTCCATGCTCTGGCCCATCTGCTGCTGCTGCTCGCCGGCAAACGAGCGCATGGGCACGACCTCGGCAGGCTGGACCGGCGGCAATGCGCCGTCCTGCAAGCCGACCTGCGGGACGAACTGGCTTGGTACGCGTGGCATTACTGAACTTTCCCTCCAATGCGGGCCTGCGACTGAGCGGAGAGCAGTTCCTCAAGCCTGCGGTTCGTCGCCCACGATTGCGCAAGGTTGCCTGCGCTGCCGAGCGCGCTCGTAAACGAAGCCATGCCGGGGCTGATCGTGCCAGCCGTCGACATGATGTTCTGCGCGCTGATGCCGCCCATCAGGCTCTGGATCTGGAAGTTCTGCACCTGCTGGCGCTGCGCCTCGGCGGCCCGGATGCGGTTGGCGTTGATGGTCAGCATGTCGACCTCGTCGACAAACATCTGGCTTGCCATCGCCTCGCGCGCGCTGCCGACGCCGAGCGCGCCTCCGCGTGCCGCCAGCCCGGCCCGCATGGCCGAGCGACGCTGCGCCGCCTGCAAGCCGTACATGCCGTACTGGCGAGCGCCGGTCAGCAGGGTCTGCTGCGCGCCGAACTCCGCGCCTCGTGCGTTGATGGCTGCGATCTGAGACGCAAACTTCTGGTTCTGCGCCTGCATCTTCAACTGAATCTTCTGGCTCTCGGCCGCGTAGTACGAGCCGATGGCCGAGTTGATTGAGCCAAAGATTGAGAGGATCGATCCGGCGATGCCGATGCCCTCGCCAAGAGACATGCCTTGCTCTCCCGGAGTGATGCCGAGCATCTCATTCATCTCGACTCGCCAATTGGGCATAGTTGTCATCTCATCCTCCGATCGACACTTCGATGGTCATGCCGACCACGGTCAGCGGCAGCGGGTTGTCCTGACGCACATACACCTGACCGCTGTCCTGCCACGACGGGGTGACCAGCACCTCGACTTCCTCGGTCTTCAGCGCGGGCGGCGAGCCATACGGCTCGGTCGTGCGGAACTTGGCCTCGATCAGGCGAGTGACGTCTGGGCCGACCTTCATGGCCCCCGAGCGGTACACGCGCAGGAACGCTGCATTGACGGCCTTCTTGCGGCCCTGACCGAAGCCCTCCATGTTCAGGGCCATCGGCATGGTCTGGAGGTCGCACTGGTACGGCAGGCCGACGTGAACGAGGTACGACGGGCTGTCGAGCGTGATCGAGCCGCCGGTGACCGTGCGCCGGGCCATGACGCCGCCCTCGGCGAGGATGGTGACCTCCTTGCCCTCTAGGTGCGACAGGCCGGACAGGCTGTCCCGCGCCCATGCCCATTGCGCGGTCGCCGTTGCCCTCAGATCGGCCGGAAGTGTCCGGTCCACCTTGGCGGTCGCCGAGGTCGTGGAAGACACTGTAAGGACTTCTAGGCGGTACTTCTGGCCGTCAGCAGCCGTGAGCACCACCTCGTCGCCGACGTCGGTAGTGGCCGGGTGGGCGAAGATCCCTGCGCTCGAAGTCAGGGTCAGCGTCTCAGTGCTGTCCCAGTTCGTCCCGCCTGACACCGTCACCGTCGTGCTGCCCGTGTTGGCCCCGTTGTAGGTGGCGCCTGAGTCCACGAAGAACGCGTCATCCAGCGAGTCGAACAGGCGCGTCGCCATGCGCTCAACGTAGCGCACGGAGTTCCCGTTGACGGTCCTGCGCACGATGACGTACAGCGCGTCCTCGGTGCCCTCCGACACTGCCGTGCACGACTCAAACACGCCGTCTGTGTCGTGCTGGTGCCATGCGCCAATCTGCTGTTCGGGAATGTACGTCAGGCCCAGCAGCTTGCCGCTCGTGCTTACGAACCACAGCAGTGGCTGCGGAGCCTTTGAGTAGCACATGTCCGAGATCTCGTACTCGTCGAACAGGTGCGACGAGCGAATGCTCAGGTCTCCAGTGATGTAGCCATTGCTCTGCCACGAGTAGCCCAGTTCGCGCACGTGACCGCCGCGCGCTGCGCAGTACACAAGGCTGTTGTTGACGATCGCAGGCTGGACCTGACTGGCGCCAATGTACGACTGCGGGCGCACGCTGATCGTCGTCGGCGTGATCACGTCCGAGTTGACCGGCGATACGCGCCACTCTGCGCTGCTCGTGAGCAGCACCAGTTGCGTCAGCGGCACGACGTGCCTGATCGTGTTGGCCTCGCGCGCGGCGACGCTGAAGTAGATGCGGTCTGCGTCCTTGATCGGCAGCGAGTACGACAGGTCGCTCTCGGTGCCTGAGCGCGTCATCCACAGCGCCTGCGGCTGGGGCAGCGTGCCGGCGAACACGCGGCGCTGCTCGAAGTACGAGACTGCGCCGGGGTACTGCGGGCTGGTCAGCGTCGGCGTGCCGAAAGCAGCGTCGATGCCGCCGAGCGCGGTGCTCACGGTCACGACCGGGTTGGTGTACCCGTAGCCGCCGCTGATGACCTGCACGCCAGTGATGACGCCGCCGGCAATTACAGGTTTCAGCACGGCACCGACGCCGGTCGGATCGGCCACCGACAGCGTGACCTCCTGAAGCAGTTCCGGCGGCTGGTACGGATCTAGCAGCGGTGTGAATGTTGCGCCGCTTCCGATGCGCCATTGAGTGCCTACACGAATTGGCGTGTTGCTTAGGTAGAGCGTCGGCGAACTGTAGTTGCCGCCGCCATTGTTGACCGTCACGCTCGTGATTGTGCGAGAACCTGCTGTTCCGCTTGTATTGACAGTGAATTGTGCACCTGAGCCTGTCGGATCAGTGACCGTCAGTGTCGGGTTGTTGTAGTTGCTTCCACCGCTCGTGACCGTGATTAAGGCAAAGCGTCCTCCGCTCGCGGCCGGCACGGAACTGCCGTAGCCGCTTCCGCCGTTGGTCACTGGCACCGAAGTGATCGTGCCGCCAGTGAACGTCGTGTCGTAGATCGGCGGCGTCGTGCCGAGGTCAGGCGCAATGTTCTCGTCGGTGAACGACGTGCTGTCGGTCTGGCCAATGTAGCCGAACAGCCCGCTCTCGTACTTGTACACGTTGTAGCGCACGGCGCCCGAAACCGGACTCCACGTCACGGTGTTGTATGCGCCAGTCACGTTGAGGTTGTTGATTGCGCGCGCCTCTGCCGACGCCACGCTCTCTTCAATGCCGCCCTCTGCCACCGCCGTGACGACGTAGCGCCCGACCACCGCGCTTGACTTCGGCGACCACTGGATGGTGCCGCTGTTTGGCGTATAGGCGGTCCAGCCAGTCGTTGCGACTGGCACGCCAGTCTCGTATGACTTGACCGTCAGCGTATTGTCGGTCTTCGTGTTCACGACGTAGAAGCCCGCCGCGAACTCTGTCATGCCCTGAATGCCGCTGATGTACACCGAGTCGTTCGGCACCAGACCGTGGTTGCTGGCCGTCGTGATGACACCGGGATTGGCGACAGTGATCGACGCGATCCGCAGCGCAAAGCCTGACGACGGCGTGACGACGACGTTGGTCGGAGCCTGAAGCGATGCGCCAAACGAGATCTGAGTCAGCGTCCAGTTCAGCAGCCCGAGCCGGCGCAACTCGCGTGGCGCATATGACGGGTGCACCAGCGTCAGCACGTCGTTGCTCTGCACGTAGTGGATGTCGAACAGGTCGGCCTCCGCATACGGGCTTGCGATCTCGTATGGAGAGCCGCCGGACATCAGCGTCGTGCCCTGAGTGTGGAACCTGATGTAGCCGGCGCCAAGCTCAATCACCATCGTCTGCGTGGTGCTGAACGTGAACGGGATCAGGCGCGTCCGCTTCGTGCTGTCCTTGACCTCGCGCACGAACGAGAAGCCGGGCCGGTTCTCTGCCGGACCCTGAGCGGTCGCGATGAAGTTGCGCATCAAGGCCGCGCCGGTCTGGAACTTGACGTCGTCGATGCGGCCGAACATCTCTGGCGACATCTCGCCGCCTGCGAACGACCGGTTGTACGTGCGCGTGCTCGCCATCGTCAGCGTCCAGACATCCAGCCGACGATGTGCTCTGGCCTGCTGTCGCGCTGCATGCTGTCGGCGTTCTTGGCCTGCTGCAAGTACAGCGACATCTGCTGGAGCGCGCTCATGCCCATCTTGGCTCCTGCATCGCCCTTCATGACCGGGCCGGCCAGCATGCTCGCAAGGTGCCACGCCAGCGCATGCACGAAGAGCGGCGGGAACTGTGCGGTGTCGTCAACGCGAGCCTGATATCGCAGCAGCGCATTGTCGATGTTCGCGTAGAGCACGCGGCTCCCGGCGCTGTCAATCTCCAGCGCGTACCGCTGCGGCACGTACTGGCCAGCGGCCAGCACCGGGCTGTAGTTCATCATCCACTCGGGCCTGTCGCTTGGCCAGTAGGCCACCGAGTAGTCGTCCTGCGCATCGCTGGAAATCACGGCGACGATGGTCATGACGTCGGCAGGCAGCGCATATGCGTACCGCCACTGGTTGCTCGTGTTGGTCACCTGCGCGAGCAGCACGCGCCTAGACGCGAAGTTCCAGTTGTGGATGTTGAGCAGGCCGTCGCGCGCGATCGGGTAGAAGCGCGAGCAATGCTCGGCCTGTGCGCTGCCCTCTGGCGGGCTGATGCTCGAAACGCTCGCGTCGTCTCCGAGGAACGAGAGCGCAAGGTTGCAGATGTCGACTTCGCTTGCCATGCAGTCCTCCTAAGCAAATGAGGGGAGCCGTGGTGCTTTACCATCGGCTCCCCTCATGGGTGCGCTTCCGAAACGGAAGTTCAGGCCACGTAAGAGCCTGTAAGGCTTAGGGGTTGTCGTTCCGCGGGTAGAACTTCTTGCCGTCCTGAAGACCGTGGACGACCTGAGCGAGGATCGTTCCCGTGGTGGGCGACGATGCCGTCGTGTACCGGGCGCCGAGGTATCGCTCGCCGAGGCTGGCGACCTGAGGCGGGATTTGCAGGAAGTACTGCTTGCCCGCCGTCAGGGTGCCGACCGCGATTGCGCCCGTCGATGCGATGACCGTAGGGCTGCTCAGGGCCGCGTTGTCATCCGTGACGATTTCCATCGCGACGGATCCGGTTCCGGCAAAGCCGATGACGACCGTGAACGCCATGTACAGGTTCTCGCCCTCGCCGATGTCACGAGCCTGAAGCAGGTCGATCTTGTCGGTCGAGACGACTTGAGCCGTAATCGGCCCCTGTCCCGTGATTGCCGAGCCGGGCGTGTTCGCGCCAGACACGGTAAGAAGTGCGTCAGTGATCATTTGAGTTCTGTTCCTTTCTGTGGATCACCGTCATCAGCTGACGACGGCTTCGGAGTTGGTGAGCGCGTCCACGCGGCGCAGGGGCACGCCGAGGAACGAAAGCCAGTTGTTGGTGGTGCCGAACTGGGTCAGACCCTGCTCGACCTTCAGCACGTACTGCGTGCGGTCCATCGCCTGAATCGCGAGGCCCGAGTGGACTGCGCGGTTCATGTAGAACGCGGCACGACCCATCGCCATGTTCGGGATCTTGTGCAGAGCCTGAGACATCAACTTGATGAGTTCGGTTGCAGCGCCAGAGGCCTGCGTGGTTGCCGCTGCACGCATGTCGGACACGTCGATGTTGCAGATGCGGACCACGTACCTCCAGTCCTTCACGACGAGGCCAGTCTTCCACTGGTAGCGCGTCGAGTAAGCCTGAAGACGGAGGTCGCCGTTGTACACGGTCTGCTCGCCGAGATCCTCGTGCACCAGACCGGCCTTCGATCCCTTCGGGAACGGGCAGTAGCACGTGTTGTCGCCCCAGACGACGAGATACACGGACGTGTTGTCCGCGCCGCTGCCGCCTGCGGAGATGATGTTCGTGCCGACGCCAGCTGAGCCGGGGGTCGCGGTGTAGCGGTGACGGAATCCGAGGAACTGCTTTGGATCGGTGGCAGGGTTGCCCTCGAACATCGTCGTCGCCATCGTCTGGTTCATGGCCTCAAGGAAGGCCACGTCCTCGGACAGGCGGAACTGCGCGGTGTTGCCGTTGAGCATCGCCAGATCCTTGTCGACCTCTGAACGGGCCTCAAGGATCGCGCAAGCCTCATCGACCTGAGCGGTCGTGCTCTTGCTGCTGGGGATGCCCTGATTCAGCGCGCGCCAGTAGACGCTGGGCAGGCCGGTGCGGATGACCACGCGCTCGCCGGTCGGCAAGTTGCCTTCCTTGAACACGGCGTCGTCGAGGATCTCGTTGGTCTGAGAGAGAAGTTCCGCGATGACAGGGATCCTGCCCTCGGGATCGGTGCGCTTGGCCCAGTCGCCCAGCGTGAGGTTTGCGGTTGAGAGAGTTGCCATTTAAGGCGTCCTTTCGTTTCAGGTGGATTGGTTGGAGTACAAGGCTGCGGCTGCGTCGTTGAAGTTCTTCGGCGTCTGCCTTGCGGCGCCAGCCGACGAACCGACGTATCCGTCCTCACCGATTGCGCGCCCTGCCCGGTAAAGCAGCCGGATTACCTCCGGGTGATTTCCGAGGCCGGACTCGTTGAGAAGCGTGCGCAGTTCAGGGGTGCCAAACTTGTCAAGCGCGGTCTTCGCGACTGCGAGGTTGGCGTCGATGGTGTCGCCGCCGAACTCCTTGTCGCTGCGCGATGCCTCTGCCCACTGGGAGCGGATGGCATCGATCTGCGCCTGCTGCCGCTGTGCCATTTTTGGCGCCATGCGGTCAAGCACCTTCTGCGCGGCATCCTGCGTCAGGTTGAGTTCGCGCGCAACCTCAGAGAACGTGTCGGTGATCTCGGAGTCAAGTTCCTTGCCATCGACGGCCTTGAACTCGTACTTTTCTGGAGCGCCCGCAGGCGCATCCGTCTTGTCGCTCGCTTGCTCGCCAGCCTTGGCCGTCTCCGCGGCTTGCTGGGTCTGTGCGCTATCAGCCTTGCCACTCTCCCCGTAGAGCGCGTTGGCCGTCGCCTCTACGCTCTCCGGGGCTGACGATGCCCCATCACTTGTCGTTGCCGGGGTCACCATCGTGTTCTGTTCGCTCACTGGATTGCTCCTTCAGCATTGCGGGGTAGTGCTCAGGACAGAGGGTGTGGATCAGGTTGAGTATGCGCAGCCCTGAGTTCCTGTTGCCCTCCGCGAAGGCCATCGCCATCGCATCGGGCGCGTAACTCAGGCGGAACACGCCTGCCTGATCCATGAGGCGCCAAAGGAACCGGCGCCCCCACTTGCTCGTCATGAGCCTGCGAATGTCTGCCTCCTCGGCCTCTTGGGCAAGCCGCTCGCGTAGCTTCTTCTCAGCCTCGGCGCGCTCCTGCCCTCGAATGTCGAGAGGGTCATGCTCTGACACGGTCGCACAATATGGATCGCGAAATCGACTACGGATACCCGTTACGGGCGCGCGATCTCGCTGACTGTCATCAATGCCGACGGAGCAGCTGGGATCACGAGCGGAGTCGTCTCGGCGTCGTGCTTGGCGAGCGTCACGTCATCCGGGTCGTTCGTCGTCCACAACATTTCAATTGCATCGCCTGCGCTGAGGTTGAGGTAGAAGTTCTGGCTCGGCGTGAGCGAGCCTGCCTGCCCGCCGTGACTGCTGGGCACGCTGTACTTGAACCGGCTGTTCGGGATCACCTAGTTGTTCAGCCTGCCCCACAGGTCAAAGAACTGAAAGTTGGAATGGGCGTTGTGCACGTGCAGCGACAACTGGAACACGTACAGGCCGGCCTTG